TTTTAATTCTTTTTGAGACTTAAGTAACATACCGGTCAAGTCTTTCATATTCCATCTCGTCATAACCAAGACGATAGCCCCACCGGGCTGAAGTCTTTGTCTTGGTCCTGATGTATACCATTCATACGCACGCTCTAGTGCAGTTACGTTCAACGCATCTTGCTCCGAGTGTGGGTCATCAATGATAAGTAAATCCGCTCCACGACCCGTTATGGCAGATCCAACACCAGCTGCGTAGTATTCACCACCTTGTTCTGTTTCCCATTTGCCCGCGGCTTGCGAATCTTCTCTTAATCTTGTTTTGAAAACGGATTGATATTCGGGGCTATCGATTAAGTTTTTAGCTTTACGTCCAAAGCGGATCGCGAGTTCTGTAGTGTGGGTCGTTTGAATAATCTTTAGATCAGGTTTACGTCCTACCATCCAAGAGGGTAAGAGGTAAGACGCAAACTCAGATTTAGTATGCCTAGGAGGCATATTAATAATAAGTCTTTTAATTTTTTTATTTGCGATGTCATTAAATTTTTGTGAAATTTTTTTGTGATGCTTACCTTCTATAAACTCTGGCCAAACGTGTTTGACAAAACTTAGAAAGTCTTTTTGAACTGAGTTCTGTTTTTTCTTCTCATCAAATTTAATGGCATATTTTAAGAATTCTTTCTTAGCGTCAGGGGGAAGTTTGTTTATTAGTTCTTCATTCATTTTCGTTTACCTTCACGGCATTCGCCGTCGTGCACATACAATAAGTTGATTATAGATTTAAACTTTTTATTTCGCAACCCTCTAGAAATAGTGTTTCCTTTTTTATTTCCACTTAATCTGAAGTTTTCTGTCTTTACTTCCCAACATTGTACCTCACCGGTATTAGGATTAAAGGTTATTAGATCCACGGTACCATTGGTTTGACAAGAATCAAAAACATCTAGACCTTTAGCCATTAAGTAACAAACGGCAATCTTCTCGTTGTAGCACCCTTTTCTGTTCTTCTTCATAACCCCTTTTGAAAAAAAATTTTATAAAATTTTTTACAACTTGTAATATATATGAAAATGAAAATACCCCATATCTTTATCTAAATCAAACTATATATACTAATATATACTACATCCTTTTTGTTTTAGATTGTTTGAATTAATATTCTTATTTATCTATTCTAATTGCTTTGGTACCTCTATTGGATAATAATGAACTACGTACTCTGAATATATAATAAGTAATAGTATGCCTACGGCATACTCTTAAGGTGTCGAAAATTGCCACAACCCACACGTGTATGTGGGTCGTGGATCGTTTTTAGTTTGTAAAAGACAAATGTAAAGATGTTTCGATCTGTATATCTTTATTTTTTAAAGTGGCTTTTTTAATTAACTTATCATCAACATAAAAATGGTAAGTCCTCGTTCCATCGTCGTGCTTTTTGTGTGTCACTCTTGTCTTAACAAAACTGTGCGAATTTTTTGCACTCGTGCCAATTAAGATCTCGTTTTGTCCGTCCTCCTTTACTCCATAACATTTAGATCCTTTATAAATACAAGCTTGGATTTTATTCCATATTGGATAAGACTTAGCCATTATTTGCCCCCCTTATTATTTTTTAAGATATTTAATGGATCATATTTTAGAATGGCATTTAAATCTTTTTTTGAAAAATGCCAAAGTATTTTTCGGATTATTAGTTTTATTTTTTTCATTTTTCCATTCTCCTTTATTTGTTATCTACAATTATAGTTTCAAATCTAAAATTTTGCAATCGCCAATAGTCTTTGATTTCCTTCCTTGCTCGGTCGTTAATCAGATCCATTTTACAAAATTCTAAACTTTCCTTCTCCGAATGACCTTGTGCAGTCATTCGGATTATATTAGCGCCGTCAATGGCGCAAGTTTTATAAATGGTTTTAAACATTTTTTTTATCTCCATCATTAAATGGAATGTAACTGCCATCTAAACTAACTGCATATTTTTGATTATTTTTATTCAACCACTTACAAAGTTTAAACCCTAGTTTGTAAATATCTCTTGCATATTTGCAAGGGTGATTTTCTAACATAATCGGCGCTAGTTCCTTCATTGGCAATAATTTGCCATTCTCATCGGCGTTAGTGTTCCAATTGTTATCCATTAGGGAAATACTAAAGCTTTCATATATTGGTTGCTCTTTTTTCATTTTTTCCTCCATTTGTTTTTTTTGTTTGTAATTCAAAACGAATCACTTATAAGAATATATGGGAATGAATTTTAAAAATCAAATGAATAAAAGCTTTTATAATTGGCTCGAGCTGCGCCGAGCTGCGTCCGAGCTGCGCCGAGAAAAAAAATTAACCAGGTTCTATAGATCCACAAACCACGATTCCCAGAAAAAATTTGATTGTGCAGCTCAAACGATTTTTTTTATTTTTTTTATGAATAAGGAACAAGCGAGAATACAAGCGAATAACTCACAAGCGATCGACAAGCGAGGATCGTTAATTAATTTTTTTTATAATTAACCAACAAGCGATTGACCTCGTCCCAATCATCTTGAACCAAGCAAGGCGTTTCGCGATGATCTTCTAAAAGTCCGTAAATACTTTTACTCCCATAAAGTTTTATGGAGCGAGGAACGGCAGTGCCGAGCAAGATGAAATTACGTTTAGGTCGTAGTAAATGGAATAGTTTTTGATGAGGTGAGAAGATAACTTTCTTCTGTTTTTCGTTCTTAATTAATTTTAACTCAACCATAAAAAAACCACAGTGATCGTGGTATCCAAGACAATCACACACTCCAAAACTTGACCAACTTTCCAATCTTGTCCACCTAATTTGAGGGGTATTTTTCTTCAAAAGTTTCCAAAGGTCACTCTCTTTTTTCATAGTACAAACTCTTATTTTAAAAGAGTAAAAATTGCAAGATAAGAGGGGTTGTGAGTGGGGGAAAACCCTCTCAAAAGTTAATTTGAGAGGGAAAGGGAGTTCTATTTAATTTCTTGTTCTTCTGATTTCTGCATCATTAATCGTTGCATTTCTGCAAGTTCTCCAAAAGTAGTCTCTAGTGATATGTCAAAATCTTCACCAAATACCTTTTTGAAAGATTGTTTAAAGTGTTCTTCAGTATTAAAGTTTTTTATCTTCATTTTCTTTCTCCTTTATTTCTTCGTTTAATTGTTCCATTTTTTTAATCATTTCAATTTGAAAATCTAAATAAACACCTTTTGTTATTAAGAGTTCCATCATTGATTTTTCTCTTTTTTCCATTTTTACCTCCTTTCTACCATTGTATTTTTTTCTCCATCTTCTTCTATCTCTTCTACAATCTCTCCTACAATTTCGGTTTTATTCATTTTGGAGTAGTCTTTGATATATGAACAAGCAACCTCACTTGTACTTTCAGTTTTTATATCTATTTTAGATTGATCGAGATATTTTTTGTGTGCTTGATCTTCGTCTTCTGCAATAACTTGATGTTTGATTACATAAGTTATCTCCTCTTCTATCTCATAGATTTTTTTACCTATATCTTTATCAGACACAAATAAATCGTCAGTGGGTTTAAACTCTTCCATTATTCAACCTCATTTCTAAAAGTAGGTATGATAGGCAAATCAACTAAATTTGTTCCAATCGCACCACTTTCATTTCCCTCGTCATCACTACGAGGAGTTAAAATAGTTCCATCGTCTAAATAGATTTCACAAGGTTGTTGATCCCAACCATAAATCTCTTCAGTTTTGTTTGCACTCAACCATTTTACTTTTACTATTTTTCTTCCTACTAAATGCTTACTTACTAATTTTTCCCATTTACTATCTTCCATTAGTTGGTTCCTCCATACATTGCATTGTTTAGTTCTTCGATTAATTGTCTAACTTTATAGAATTTATTAGATAAATAATTAGGGTGGTTTCTATCCATAATTTTATGATCTATATAAACTGAAAAAGTTTCAGAGTGTTTCAAAGGTATAGAGTAGGCATTACCGTGAATTTTACGAGATCCACGACCTAACACTCTAACTTTATATCTTTCTTTATTTACAAACTTTCTAATAGATTTAATAAATTTTAAACCCTCTTTATTGTTTGGTACTTTAGAAAAATAGTGAACACAAACCTCGCCCATACTATTTTTTCTTGCTCTATTCTCCTTACACCATTGAGCAAGTCTCTTATCAAAGTTTTTTGTTTGACTAATTGTTTTCATTTTTATTCTCCTTTTTTATTTTTCTTTCTATAAACAAGATATACAATACTCATTATTTTGTCTAGATATCTCGTCTGATTTCATTATCTCTTTACAAGATTTACAAAACCCTTTTGGTGTAGGCGTAAGCTTTTTTATTATTGATGTTAAAGTTCTAACTAAATCTTCAGAAGAATTTTCTTTATCTTCAATAGCTAAATCTAAATCATCACTTAACCAATCTAACAAAAAAGCTTGTTCTTTTTTAGTTAGTTTCATCGTCTCCTTTCTCAGATAGATAATGAGTATAAGTCATCATCATTCCAATTTTTTTTCCGTCTTCAAATATTTGCTCAAACATACTGTGAAGACCATTTTTCTTCATAGATCTTTCTTGATCTATCCAACAAGTCCAAGTCTCATCAACATATGCATTTATTCTATCTTTTATTTCTTTTAGTTGCATATAGTTTTTAGGATTATTTTTTTTAAAGTTTTCCCATTCTTCTTTTCTCCAACCTTGTGGTGTCATTATATTTTCTCCTTTCTATTTTTAGGTAAAACTAGATCATTATTTAAACTAGAATAATAACCAAAAAAATATTTTCCATTATTATTTATACTATCTTTGATACAAGGGTATTTATCGACCATATATTTACTACAAGACCAACACAAAGATAATTTTCTTAATTTTCTATTTGGGTCTAACTGTCTCTTAATATAAGTCATTAAGTGTTTTTTGCTTTTAAGTGCTTTTTTCCACATAAACTTTAAATCAAAAATATCTTGTTGATCGTTATATTCATCGATATAAAAAGTTGCTATTACATTTACACTTACATTTTTTTCATATTCTCTCATTATATTTTCTCCTTTAAAGTTTATCAATTATTTTAGGTAACAATTTTCTTGCTTTAAAATCTGCCATATCCATATCTTGTTCTTTTCTTATTTCTAATTCTCTATGCAAACCATCTTCAAGAAAACTTATTAAAAATTTAAGTTCTTCTTTTTTTAATTTAATTGTTTTCATTATATAAATTTCTCCTTTCCATAAATTATTTCTTCATCTTGTTCTCTTAATATTGGAATAAATGAAGAAGAAAAAGATTTGCCC